TGCCTGTGATTGGCGCGTTTATTCTTGACACGGTGCTTCCTGCTATTTTGAGCGGCCTCGGCTCGCTGATCGTCACGGTCATCTCGGCCATCGGTGCATGGCCTGTTCTGCTGCTGGCGGTGCTGGCCTCTATCGCGGCGGTCATCATCAATTATCTTGTGACCCACTGGGACGAAATCAAACAGAACTTTTCACAGACACTTGCCGATCTGGCACAGGCGCTGAACACTGCCGGAGAGAATCTGCAGCACATCTGGGATACTCTGTGGCTGACGATAAAGCTGCTCGGCCTGCAAATCTGGGAGAGCATCACCACAGGCTGGAGCAATTTCTGGAAAGGAATTGACCTCGCCTTACGCATGGCAGGCGCGGCGCTGCAAGCAGCGTGGTCGGCCTGCTGGCTGATTATCAAGCTGGCGGCCATGCAGATTTGGGAGGACGTCACCACCGCATGGAGCAATTTCTGGAAGGGTCTTTCCCTGCTGCTGTCGATGGCAGGGGCGGCGCTGAACGCTGTCTGGACTGCCGCATGGTCGGCGCTGGCTGATACGGTATCCTCTATCTGGGACGGCATTACCTCTGTGGTGCGCGGCGCGGTCAACGGCATCATCCGCATTATAAACGGCATGATTTCGGCGATTGTTGGCGGCATGAACGCTGTCATCGGTCTGCTGAACGGCTTCAGCTTTGATGTGCCCGAATTTGCACAGGATGCACTGGGCACGGCTAAGGTTGGATTCAACATCGACCCCATCACCGCACCGCAAATTCCCTATCTGGCACAGGGCGCAGTCATTCCGGCAAATCACGAATTTCTCGCTGTGCTGGGCGACCAGACAAACGGCACGAACGTGGAAGCACCTCTTGAAACAATCCAGCAGGCGCTGGCCGAGGTGTTGGCCGAGTGGGGCGGGCAGGACATTACGATCCGCTTTGCCGCCAGCGGCGGTCTGGAGCAGCTTGTGCGCCTGCTGATGCCCTACATCGACAAAGAAAAAGCCCGCCGTGGTGCGCGGCTTGTGGTGGGAGGAAACTGATGATCGTAATTGACGGCGAACAATTCAAAATCGACGTGCTAAGCGTAAAGCGCAGCGCGGATTTTCTGGATAAATACGCGGAGCGCCTCGCCAACGGCCACCTCAGGCGCGAGTTGATTGGCGTATACTTCAACTACAAGCTGCAATTTGGGCCGGGGTTGGATCGCAAGGAATACGCCCGACTGTGGGACAAGCTGACAGAGCCTGTGGAGTTCCATGAGGTTACAGTGCCAGATGAAGACGGCGACTATACCTTTACAGCTTACTTTTCCAATGTCGGCGACGAATTGCTGCGGAAAAAGGCTGAAAAAAACTACTGGAAGAATCTGACCGCGAATTTTATTGCCCAGAAGCCTGCAAGGACATAAAGGAGGCGAACGACCATGAACACAAGCACCCGCGTGGAGTTCGGCCTGTACGATGTCACTGCGCGGAGCGACAGCGCCCCCGTCACGGAGGATGCAAAGGATTTTTGCAATTTAAGCAAGGATTTACTGTTGGAATCCGTGCCGAATCAGAACAAGTACGGCACGCTGGAAACGCGGCAATGGCTCATGGACGGCAGCTTCCTGTTTTTTCCCGAAACGCCTCGGCAGTATTTCTGGGGCTTTTGGAGCACGGAACAGTCGAACGGAAACGGTGCTTTTGCCAATCCGCCCGTGCTGAATATCCGCTTCGACAAGAATCACAGTAGCAGCGGTCTGACACTGCATTTCTACTCCCCGACAGATGACTGGGCGAGCAAGGTCAAAATTCAGTGGTACGATGCCAACGATGGCCTTTTGGCGGTGGCTATGTTCACCCCGGACGCAGTTGATTACTACTGCGCCTGTAAGGTAGAAAACTATTGCCGCATTCAGCTGGCGTTTTTGGAGACGAACAGGCCGGGGCGGTATCTGAAGCTGGCGGGAATCGACTACGGCGTGTATCTGCATTTCTCCGGGGACGAAATCATCAAGGCCCATGTACTGGAAGAGTGTGACCCATTGAGCGCGGAGATTAGCATAAACACGCTAAACATCACGCTTTTTAATCAAGAGGGTCGCTTCTCTATCTTAAACCCGGAGGGCTATTTTGATGTGCTGCAGCACCGCCAGAAGCTGACTGTGTGGGAGGATGTGCGCCGAAGCGCCCACGATACGAGCACGACAAGCTACTGCATGGGCACGTTCTATCTGGACGACTGGTCGAACGAGGATGACACACTGGCCGATTTTACGGCAATCGACACCATCGGCCTGCTTGATGGCTCTCCATTTGACGGCGGAGTGTATGACACCCATGTGGCGTCGCTGGCAGCGGAAATCCTAAGCGGCTATCCTTACACACTGGACAGCGTTCTGGGCGAAGAACGGATACAGGGTTACATCCCTGCCGGAACACGGCGCGAAGCGCTGCAGCAGCTTGCCTTTGCCATTGGCGCGGTGGTGGACTGCAGCCGAGGCGAAATCATCCGAATCGTGCCCGCTCCGCAGCGTGCCAGTGGTCTGATTGGAACAGATCGCCGCCTGCAGGACGGCAGCAAAGTCACACTCCTTGCGCTTGTAACTGCGGTGTCGGTGACAGCGCACCGTTATATCCCCGGTGAGGCGTCGGAGGAACTGTACAAAGACACCCTTGAACCGGGCACTTACCGTGTGACCTTTGATGCTCCGGCAGTGGCCGACAGTCTGGCCGTCAGGGGCGCAGAGCTGAGCGAACGAGACGTGAACCACTGCACGCTGACCGTGAGCAAGGCTGCCGAAGTCTGCGTGACCGGGCGCAAGTACAGTGACAGCGCTACCGTCCTGCGGCGAGAAGCCTCAAATCTGCCGTCAAACGCGCAGGGCAATGAAGTGTCCGTGCCGGACGCGACCCTTGTAAGCCCGGACAGGGCTGCCGCAGTGGCCGCCCGCGTGCTGGACTACTACGCCCAGCGCTATGAGCAGACCTTCCGCATGGTCGCCGGGGATGAGAAGCTGGCTGACCGTCTGATCGTGGAGAGTTTCGGCGGTGAAATGGTGCGCGGTGTTGTTACGAAGTTGGAATTTGATTTAACTGGCGGCTTTCTGGCCGACGCGAAGATTGTGGGCCGTAAGCTGTCCAACAATGCCGCAGCCTATGCGGGCGAAGAAATCCACGCAGGCGAAAGGAGTTTCATCTAATGTGGCAGACGCCTGTTTATGACCGAACTGCCGCCGATGTGGCAGCAGGAGCGGAAAAGTGTTATATCACGGCAGAACTGCTAAATCGCATCGAGGGTAACACCGCCCACATGGCGCAGCTTCTGGGCGTAGAGATCGACACCCGCACATGGACGTCGCTGGGGCTGCTGACCCGCGCTCAGATGCAGCGTATTTTGGACAACCTCGCCACTGTGCGGGCTGCATACTACACGCTGCCCGGTACACCGAACATTCCCACAGCGCCGAGCACGCTGTACAGCGCCATCAATGACATGGAGCAGGTGCTGTGGAGTCTGCACGAACTGTGGCAGCGCAACAGCGTAAAGCAGTACGCCGGAGAAATTTGCGCCGGACAAGAGATTGGAGTGATTTAATGTTTGAGAAGAAAGTGTGGAATGACCGCCAGAGCGAGCATCCTGCCCGCCGCAGGTTGACTCCTACGGAAAACGACAATGAGTATGAAGTCTCCCGCGCAGAAGGTCTTGTCATGGAAGAGGGCGACGCCTTTGATGCCACCACGATGAACGATCTGGAAAACCGTGTGGCGAAAGCCTTTGCAGAATATGATCCTGCGGAACTCGGTGCTGTCAATGTGACAGTGCAGATGTATACCTGTAAAAAAGAAGGGAAAGTATATCAGCTGACTGGATCGGGCGCTGTTGGACGCTGCAAAATTCCTGCCGCATGGGCCAGCGGTGATACATGGAAAGTCAACGGTACGGCAGTGCCCGCCTACTGCGGCGCAGATGCGGTGGACGGTGACTGCGTTGTGGCCGGGCGCTGGGTGCTGTTCACATTTGACGGCGCACAGCTAAATTTTAACGGCGGCGGTGGATTATCCAACGGCAAGCTGGCACGGGCCACCGCCAGCGAGGCGCAAGTGCTGGCAGGTGCGCCATTTTACGCGGGAAACAAGGCCCTTAAAATAGGCATGATGCGCAACCACGGCAGCTGGCCCGATGCCGACAAGCTGACCATCGAGAGTGGCAAGCTCAAGATGTACAAGCAGGACGGCTACACCGAGGGAGGTCTCGGCGTGGCGGCAACCAACCTCGGCAACGCACAGGCCGAGCATCTGTTGAGCGGCGTGAGCGCATCCAGCCAAAACGGTCTGGGATTCGGCGGTAGCATGCCGGACCGCAGCGGATGGAGCGCAACGATTACGCCGGGTGGTGTGGTAACTATCCCGGAAGGATACCATGCAGGGGGCGGAATGGTATCGGCGAAGGGCATCCAAGTGACAGAGGTATGGCAAAGCTGCCATAGAGGGCAAAACCTCTTCAATTTCAGTGGCGGTACACTGGTTGGCGTTCAATATGCCGGGAGTCAGTATGCCCCTGACAACATTTTGCAGGGCGCGGGCATAAACAGCGGGAGCCAGTATTGGGCGCAATGCGCGTCCGATGCGAGCGTTCGCTTTATTCTTGCCTATTATTGATAAGAGGTGAAACCATGGCAGAACCAATCGTAATCAACGCCGAGACACGAGAAATTACAGTGCCCGAGAGCGAGCGCTCCTTCGGCGTGGCCGGTGAGCATAATGTGGCCCGGAAGCATTTCCGCATCAACGGCAGAATCGTGGACGGAAACGACCTCGCTGTGGGCTTTGCATGGAAGGTCTGCACCGAAAACTCGGCCAAGCAGCCGAACGAGTACCCCATCGACAGCATCATCGCTGACAGCGATGGTATCGAGTTTGACTGGCTGGTCGGCAAGGGCGCCCTCACATACAAAGGCAGCCTCAAGTTTGCGGTCTGCGCCAAGCAGGTCAACGGCGAGGGCAAGGTACAGCACGAGTGGCACAGTCGCATCGGAACGGGCACGGTCTACGACGGCATCGAGGCCAGCGCCGAGGATATCGGCGGGTTTGACCTCCGAGCCTACATCCAGCAGACCGCTGCCGAAGTCAGGCGGGCGGTGCAGGACGCGGCGGCCAGCGCTAAAAATGCAGAGACGCAGGCCAGCGATGCAAACAAGGCTGCAAAGTCTGCCGCCGACAACGCTACGGCCGCCAAGAAATCGGCAGACGATGCAGCAGCTGCCGCCAAAACGGCTGGCGATGCGGCAACTAAGGTTATCAAGGAGGGCGTAGCCGAGAAATTGACGGAGATGCAAAACATCCAGAAGGACGTCTCGACCAAAGCCCAGACAGCCGAAACGGCGGCAAAAAATGCGGACACCGCCAAAACTGCGGCGCCAAACGCGCAGAAGGCCGCCG